TGCGTTCTTTGCCGCAAGCTGCCACTGGCTCCGACGCAGCGAAATTTTCCCCGCTCCGCGCTTTTGTTTAAATACCTCGGAAAAACTGGCATGATAGGTGCGTTTACACCAACTGTCCAGTGTTTTATCAGTCACATCAAACCAACCGCAGATCTCCTCAAGCGTGCATTGCAGGCCGCAGAGGTTCTCGAACTGCTTCTGGTCTATTTCCTTTCTTGGCCTTGCCATACGCACCCTCCTTTCTCTGCTGGCGTTTAATAAACTTCTCCATGTCCCGCTTTAGGTGCGGGCTGCTTGTTTTTTCGATGATCGCCCGCGCTTCTTCAATCGTCATGCAGAAGCACCGCCTTTTCTCCGGTAAACTTCTCCCACCGGTCAATAATGACATCGGCATACTTCGGATCGTACTCCATGCAGAAAGCGTGTCTGCCATTCTGCTCCGCTGCCATAATCGTTGTTCCAGATCCAGCGAACAGGTCGAGAACATTCTCACCAGGCTTACTGGAGCACTGCATCTGGTAATCAAACAGCTTAATCGGCTTCATTGTCGGATGCTCCGCAGACTTGACGGGCTTATCAAAATTCAGCACGGTTGTCTGCCTGCGGTTCTTGAAGAAGTAGTGCTTCTTGCCTTCCGTCCATCCGTACAGCCAAGGTTCGTGCGCTTCCTCTTCAATCTCGCTCTCACCATACAGGCAAGGCTCATGTTTCCACTGGAAATCCTGTCTCCCCATAACAAGGGAGTTTTTCACCCAGATCAGGCACTGCCTGACACGCAGCATCGCATCTCTGCACGCACCGCGAAAGTTATACCCTTCACTGTTGTCTGCGTGCCAGATGTAGAACGGAGCACCGGGCTTCATGACCATCGCCGCATTGGAGAATGCATCCGTCAGGAAACGCCTGAAGGCCGCATCCTCCATATTGTCGTTCTTAATCTTCCCGGCGGTGCCCTGATAGTCCACATTGTATGGGGGGTCTGTGAGCAGCAAATCCATTTGTGCCCTCCCCACGAGCTTCTGTACGTCTGTCAAAGATGTGCTGTCTCCGCACATAAGGCGATGGTCTCCAAGCTGGTACACATCGCCCAGTTTGCTCTTCGGCTCTGCCGGTAAAACAGGATCGTAGTTATCCTCTACCACTGACGTGTCGAGTTCATCACGCAGACCCCAATCAAAGTCAAAAGCCGACAGGTCCAAGCCCGGCAGCTCATCAGCCAGCAGGTCAAAGTCCCAATCGCTCTCGTTGCTCTTGTTATCTACCAGCCGCAGGGCGTTCACTTGCTCCGGTGTCAGATCGTCCACGCAGACACAGGGCACTTCTTCCATGCCCAATTTCTGAGCAGCCAACGCTCTGCAATGCCCAATGACGATAACTCCATCACGGTCAATCACAATCGGCTGCACAAAGCCGTATTGCTTGATGCTCTCCGCAACATTGTTGATTTGCCGTTTATCATGCTTTTTTGCGTTGGATGCATACGGAATAATATCTGCAATCGGTTTGTTATGGATAACCATAAGTCTTCCTTTCCTGCCGCAGCGGCCTCCCACCACTGACCTTTGTCATTGGCACGTCTGTCCCCGGCTTTCGCCTCACCTAATATGTTCCCGCCGTGAGCTATGTGCCCCGCAAGCATACATAGCATCCACCACGGCGAAATCCTTTGCAGTAAGCAGACTATTTGAGACGCATCCCATACAGCGGTCTGCCAGCGCATCGCCTGTTGTTTACACAATCGGTCGGGTGCCACCACGCATCAATACTGTCCTACACAGCGGCTTTGTCCTAAGACAACCGCCACCACACCGCATCCACGCCTCGGATTTCTCTCAAACACGGTGGTACCCAAACCAACCACGGAACTTTTCAGCCCTGCGCCGGTACGTCGGTCGCATCCGTTCATCTTTACAAAGCCGGTGCCAGCCAATACATAAATTACTTCGTCCTGCCGCTTTCGTACAGCGCACAGGCAAGACCACTTCCGCAGGCTTACGCTCCGTGCGGCTGCGAGGCAAGAGGTCACGCCTATGGCACGGACAGTTGGGAATTGAACCCACCACACACGGTTTTGGAGACCGCGTCGCCACCTTGGTACATGTGCCCGCATATTGCTCCCTCCGGGCGGAGCCGAAGCCCCGCCCATCAGGAAAAGAAGGGGGAAAAGAAAAAGAATGGAGATGCAGAGTTTGCCCCTGCATCTCCCATGATAAAATGCGTTTTTTCAATTTTTCCACTTTTAAGTGGAATTTTCAAAATTTATTTTTCGGAAATATCTACTACGCAGGGATAGTCCGTCCTGCCCATCAGATAATCCACCGACACACCAAATTCATCCGCTATGCTCTTCAGCGCATCCATCGTCGGCTTCGCCGTCCCCAGCTCATACCGCCGTATGGCATCCGAATTCAGCCCGCAGCGCTCCGACAGCACATACCGCTTCAGTCTCTTTTTCTCCCGCAGCTTTCTCAGCCGTTCCGGGAATTCGCTCATGTCAGCACCTCCTCCGGGAAGAATGTCTCCCGCACTCCGCCACGATGTACCGCCCCTTCGGATGCACATACACCACCGTGCCCTTGCGAACAGGAAACCGCGCCTTGGTCGTGTCACCTTTCTGCATCGCCGCCTCCGCCTCCATAGAATACGTCTATCTCAAGTTCGTGCCCTCTATACCCCGGTCCGCCATCACCAGGGGGCCATGTCGGTATGCTATATCCGTATCTTTCTCCGTCTGGCTTTGTGCCCTCAAGGATTACACCTGGTCCAAGTTCTTTAATAGATATATCATCCATTGTCCGCGCCCTTCTTTCTCTCGCCATTAGCGCAATAAAAATCCCCCAAAACAACGCAGTCAACGCAGACACCATGCGAACACGTCAGTCCGCCTAAATCCTCCCAGCTATGCTTGCAGTCCTTGCAGCGCACCACGACCTCTGCGTCTACGGTGGGGAGCTGCTCTGCATACTCCATCACCGACTCGATACCGTTGATGAAATGCGTGTTGGCGTGTTCTTTGTCACAATGGTTTGCCCGAATGGGAAACTCTTGCAGTTTGTCACCATCAATCAGCCTCATCGTTGTCACCTCCATCCATCTTCGCGCCGCAGCTGGGGCAGTAGTTGCGCTTGTGGTTGTTCCACATATCGCAGCACGTTGATACATACCCCTCGGCAACAGGCGTTCCGCTTCGGTAGTGCGTTACCCACCGCCCATGCACCACCGGGGCCACGTCAGCAGCGGGCATATAATACACTTCCGCCATGATTTCAATGGCATCATGTCCAAATCTCTTGGCTACATCCTGGTTGTTCAGCCCATCCTCGATAAACTTTTCAACAGCTTCCCGCTCAATGTATTCAGCCATTGTCCTTCTCCTCCCCATTAAACCACTTCCGCAGTTTGTGCGCGCACGAAACACACAGCTCGTAGTCGTTGTCGTTTATGTCGTTCTTAATCCGCCGCATACCGGCATAGGTGACGTAGATGGGCGGGTTGATCTCCGCTCCGCATCGGTCACACACTCTCTTTGTCGCCATTTTCAGCCCTCCCATAAAACGCCTCTAAGTCATCCTGCGCCTTGTTGACAAAATCTGGGCAAGCCAAGCATTCCGGTATCGGGTAATCCGTCATGGGGTCAACCCATCCGAGACAGTAGATGCGGTCTTTTTCACCGTCGTTCCATTCGTGGGACGGGTGCCCGCGCTTGCCCAGCGAACACTTAACCGTTGCCATCCTTCATCGCCTCCAATGCTTTCTCCGCCTCCTCGCGGGTCAGGAATACGGTCTTACCGATTTCTCCGGCGTTTATACCTGACAGCGATTGCCAAACAAACCCTTCTACAATGTCCCACTCGATAAACAAACTGAACAATTCCACGCGGATGGCTTTAACTTTATACACACTGATCGTTTTTCGACCCGTTACTTCGTAAAGCCTATCGCCCACCTTGCAAGGCAGCACCTCCAGCCGCCCGGTTCTATCGGCCTCCATCAGCGCGACAATGCGCTTAAATGTCACGCCCTTACTGATTGCCTCATCCTCAAACGTCTTGTAATTGGCGCACATCGCCGGTTCAAGCCCCGTGTCCTCGTAGGCTTTCAGCCGCTCCCACACTTTACGCTGGGAGCACGCGCCGTTATACGGGCACGGCAGCTCCCGGCATTGCGCGATGTCGCAGAAGTTCCCCTCAAATGTCAGTCGTTCCATCACTCCACCTCCCATTTCAGTTCGTCATACAACTCGCTGAACCGCTTGTTCCACTTCCTTAGTCCGAAGAAACAGTACACGCCCAACACGATCCACAGCCCACTGGCGATGTCTTGCAACAGATTTTCCATCACTGCACCTCCTAACATCCAGCCCCAACGCCATAATCGGGATTATTGGTCATCCTTGCAATTTCGTCTGCGGTCAGCGTATGATTGCTTGCAGTGTATGTAACAGGCCCTTTACACCTGTTCTGACACGCCAAGCACTTGCAATGGTTACAGTTACTTGTTGTATTCTGCCGAAATGGGCAGAGATGATTAAAACAGTCCATCACTTCTCCCTCCATCTGCACCCGTCACAGGCGCCCTCGTGTGCTTGTTTGTACTTCCCGCAGTATTGGCATAGCTCGTTTTTCATGTCGTGCAATTCTTCTTTAAGCCGCAAAACCTTGTCTGTTTTCGACACAGCCATGTCAAGCAATTCCTTGATGTCTCCCGGCGTCAGCCCTGTGTCCTCATAGGCGGCAAGGCGGCTCCATGCCACTTCCTCCCATGTGCAGCCGCGGGAGCAGTCGCCGTTGCGCGCGAAACACTCCATGCTGCCAAAATGTGTGCAACATACGCCGTTTTCATGCGTGGTTTCTTTGCTGCGCTTAGTCAGCCGTTCCATCCCGTTCCTCCTTCACCGCCACAGCCTTTGCCAGCTGTGCCATGCCCTGCTTCATATCCTCTATCTGCTTATCCCGCCGCGCAATGGCGTCCTTCAGGCTGTCGTTGGCTTTCATCAGTGCCTCGATGTGCCGCTGCTGGTTCTCGATTAGGTCAGCGGCGATACCCATCGCTTCCCCGATACATTTCGCGTCTTCTATGGTAAAAATTTCATCATATGGGCATCCTTCGCAACTGTCTCCCGCGCAGCACCGCAGCGCGGTCACGATCTCGTCTCTTGTCATGTCATTCCTCCCCAAACCATTTTTTCGTCACCGCGATGGGGAACGGCTCGATCTCGCTTGCCCACCGCGCCGTACCTTTCCCGTGTATGCGCTCAAAGCACAGCGGGAACCCACCTATTCCGTCGAACAAACTCCCCAGCGTCGCGTCCTCCGGCAGATACCGCGCCATACGCCGTAGCATCCAGTCCCAGAAGGGCAGGGCGATGGAGTTTCCCAGCGCCTTGTACCGTGGGCTGTCCGCACTTCCTTTCACTTTTATTTCGCGCCCGCGTTTATCTGTTTTAACCCAATCTCCAATATCCGTCCATCCGTCCGGGAAACCTTGCAGCCGTTCGCACTCCATCGGCGTCAATCGGCGCACCACCATGTGTGTGATGGCAAGGTCTGTGCTGTCCTTAAAGTCCCGTTGCTTGCAACTGCTTGCAACCTCGGCGGCGCGGTAATCTCCAAACCCATTCATCTGGTATGTCAGCGGCACTTGATTGCCGCCTGTCCCCATCCTCGCCTGCAACGCCGGGACCTGCTCCCCGCACTCGCGGATGACGTCACAGGCGTGTGTCATGTCCAGCGCCACCACTGCGGGCTTATTCCCGCCGCACTCGGCGTTCAGCGTGGGGGATGTTTCTTCCTCGTATCCGATACTGTGCGCCTTTTCGCTGTTACCCAATTTGAACCCGGCACACAATACGCTGTCCCGCGCCATACCGCCGTTCTCATTGGCATTCAAACTGTGCCATGCGCCATCCTGATCGTACACCCTTGCGCTCTGTGCATCCCAAGGATTCATGCACATTACCCCGTGGCGGTCGCCGGCGGTCAGCGTGGGGGATGGGTCGCCCTCTTTGCCGATGCCAAGACCGTTGCCGCTGCCATCGTGGTTGCGGCTCTCTCCGCCGCCCTGCCATCTGGCGGTTTTGTCGTTGATGGGGATTGCCGTTGCAAATACGCCATGCGAATGTGCGGCAGAAATGGTGTTCGCCGGGTCGCCCGGTTCTCCTACGCCAAATCCTGTTCCGCGCCCTAACGCTTTGCAGCGCGTAGCCACCATCAGGTTAATAGGCGTGGGCGCAAAAATCGTCTGATCGTTGCCCGTACCAAGCGTTCCGCTCCGCTCCGTCTGCACTAACGCGCCTTTTCCTCCGCCGTCACACCCCCCCCCGGATGCGGACTGCATAAGAAGCACCTGCTTCAGCCGCTTCGGCAGGTCTTTCCCCCGCCGCTCCGCTCTCCGCAATATCCCCTGACACGCTTTCGCCGTCAAATTGTATTTCGGATGCGGTGTCTCCTCCAAAATCTGCGACAACCGAGATACGACGACGGCGTTGGGGCACTCCCCAGTGTTGCGCGTCGTGAGTTCGCCACACCACGCTCCATCGTCCTCCCATTTCATCGTGGTACCCTCCCCAGGTAGGCCAGCCCTTTTCAGGCACTTCAATACCGGGGGCTTCCGGCTCGACGATTTTGATGATCTCTTCGAGCACGGCTGCGAAGTCTTTTCCTTTGTTGCTGCTAAAGGCTCCGACCACGTTTTCCCTCACGAGATACCGAGGTCTAACCATGTCACCTGTCCGTCCATTCCTTTTGTCCGCCTCCCTCATTTCTTTTACGATGCGCACCTGCTCCATAAACAGGCCGCTTCGCGCTCCCGCCAAACCGGCGCGTTTCCCGGCGATGGATAGATCCTGTCTAACAAGGTGAACCACCTGTAATACACCAAACGGGTTCAATCTCTGCCCCATTTATTTTCGTAATATCGCCTAAATGTTTCACCTAAATCACCTCCTAATCTCCAAACACAACGCCGCACTCGTCCTTCAGCACATCCTTGATGTGCTTCCGCTTGATGCGTCCCTCGTTTATCTCCTCCGCCAGCTTCTCAAGGCACTCATACAGATACGCGATGCTCTGCGTGTCCCGGCTGTCCGATGTCTCCTCTTGGACGTGCCAGCCGCATTTGTCCATCAGCACCATCGCCACCATGTCCATGTTCTCCCGTGTGCCTTGCAGCTTGCCACGCATAAAGATGCGGTCGTCCCTGCTCAAATGCTGCTTGCCCATGTCACACCTCCCGTATAGCAAACCCGTATCTACTACGGAACAGCTTTGCTTTCATGGAAAACACCCTATACGCAGCGCTACTCGGATCTTTATACCCCTTCACGTCCTCCACCACCGGCAGCCAGTACCGCTGGCCGTAACTGTCAGGAGCCGTTCTGCGCTCGTACACGAAGTCCGCGATGTAGTCGATACTTTTCACCCGGTCACCCTCAAACGTCGTGTACGCCTCTTGCAAGCAGTACCGCACCTGTAATTTGAGGCCCCGTATCTCCCCGGCCTTTTGCAGCAGCATCAGCGCGTCGTAGCGCTCCGCTTCCTTCTTGCTGTCGAAGGTCAGCCTGCCGCGCTTGGTCTTCTGCGCCTTGTACTTCCCCGGTTTCCGCATCTTCTCCATGACCTGCTTTTGTGCCGCCGGGGACAGCCGCGCCAGGTCGTTACTCATCAGGCCCATTCAGTTTCCCTCTTTTCTCCAGCCCTCGTTTGTTCATCGTGTACTGCACCTCATGGACGATGCGCATCTCTCCGCAGCGTTCGCACGTGCCGCCCAGCGTCCGCCGCCACATGGGGGAGAAGATGTACTCGTCCTCCATGTCCCGGATGCACTGTCCGCACAGCTTCGCCGTGGCAATTTCCCAGATGCCCGCGTTCATGGCTTCGCCCCCTTGATGTACTTGCCCATCCAGGCATCACGTGCACCGTCGGTTTTGCCGACAGGTGCAGCAGAGGCATGTCCCCATCGTTCCCACTTCTCAGCATTTCGGCAAGCCGCTTTCCAGTCTTTCATGGGGGTCTTGCCAACCATCCAGCCTTTCGCTTCGTAGAAGTCGATAAAGCCCTGCGGGTCTACCGCCGAATGGCGTTCAGCCACGTAGGACTGAACCTCTGCCAGTGTGGGTGGGGTAAAGCGCTTCGCGCGCGTGCTCCCACCGTCAGGTGGGAATAAGTCTTTGTCTTTGTCTTTGTCTTCTTTCTTTGTCTTAGTAGGCTTTGGGTCATTTGCGTTTGCTTCGGTTTGCTTGATTTTGCTTGCGCTTGCTTGAGTTTGCTTTCCGCCTTTCGCCCCGTTCCTTGACCGTTCAGCAGAAAGCTCATCGTCCCTGTCCAGCATCGTCCGGAACACCGGAAACAGTATGCTTTCCGCACCCTCCAACTCCGGCGGGGTGCCTGTTCTTGCGTACTCCAGAATGGCGATAAACAAACGTCCACGCTCTGCATCTGTCAACGCCGCTGTCTGCTCTATCCAGTCATAGTAGGCTTTCACGTAGCACTTGCCCATAGGCCTCACTCCTTCGGCATCGCACCTATGACGTATACCCCGCGCTCTTTGTCCAACCACACATCGCCTGTGTAGTTCTCCAGCGCCTTACTCACAAGGTCAGCGGGGACCTCCAGATGCCAGCCCCACAGCGTGTCGCAGTCCTCCCGTTTCTCTCCGAAGGTAATGGCACAGGCCACATAGTGCGCCGTGATGGCCTTCCTGTAGTCCTGCACGGCACCGGTCAACTCTGACAGGTGCTGCCGCTGCCGCTGTACCACGTTCTGCAAATGCGTGTTCTGCCGCCGCAGCGCCTTGATCTCTTCCTGCATCTTGCCCATTCACGTCACCCCCTTAGAAAGGCAGATCGCTGTCATCCTCGTCCAGCTCCACGAGCTGGCTCTTGATGTCCGTCCGGGGAAACGTTCCCTGCGCGTCCTCGTTCTTGCCGCAGAAGTGGACACGATCGACTGTCATCTCCGTCACACTGCGCCGGTTGCCGTCCCTGTCGTCGTATTCGCGGGTAGACAGTCTGCCCTCTACCGCCAGTTCCTTGCCCTTGCAGAAGTATTTGCAGATCATCTCTGCCGTGCCCTGCCACGCCACGCAGTTCAAAAACAGCTTTTTCTCCCGGTCTTTCACGGTCTCGCTCCACGCCACGCGGAAGCTGCACACCGCCGTACCGTTGTTGGTTCTCCGCATCTCAGGATCCGCACAGAGCCGTCCCTGCAAAATCGTTCTGTTTATCATGTCAAATCTCCTTACAAATATGATTTCCCAAATTCTCTTCGGAAGTCCTCTTCCGTCCAGCCCTGCTCCTGCATGGCCTTTAGCTGTCCGTACCGCTGCAGCTGCTTCATGGTCGTTGCGTTGTTGTGTACGGCATGCCTGCCGAAGATGTGGCACCGGTTATGGCACAGATACACCACCAAACCGTACTTCTCGCTTTTCTTCCGGTTTGCCGTGCCGGGGAATATGTGGTGGCGATCCAGCGGATCCGTCCCGCCGGTCGCCCCGCACAAAAAGCATCTCTTACTCTCCATGCGCTTTCTCCGTCCCGTCCCACGCATATTCCGGGCAGCTGTGAATGGCGTAGCTGCGCATGATGCCCGCCTTGCGGTCTCCTTTTTTCTTCACCGTAGGCGTAGCGTCCCATCCTGGCACCGGCTCCGGGACTTTCCTCGACCAGCTGCAATCGCCGTAGCACTTCTTGCACGTCCAGCAGGGCTGTATGTGCAGCTTGTTCATGCGCTCACCTCTCCCCACCGGCTCACCAGCGCGTCCAGCTCTTCCGGCGTCAGCGTCTCAATACCTACCGCCTTACAATCCTCCACGACGGCATCTATCAACCGCGACATCTGCTCCGTGTCGTAGGTGCTGCTGCCGTACCATACCGTCACGTTCACGCAGCCCTTGAGCTTGCTTGCGCCCTTGTCGACCATCCACCCCAAACCGTTACGCTCCCAGCCCTTACAAAACGCATCCGCCGCCTTTTCCCGCAGGCACAGCACCTCGCTCACGCCGCCGATGTTCCGTATCTCCTGCCGGTACACCTCCTGCTTGGAGATTCCGTAGTGTGCCGCCAGCCTGTCCAACAGCACCCAGCAATAGGCGTTGGCATCCAGGCTCCGGCCTTTGCCCTTGATGGTCACGTTGTACTCCTTGCCAGGCTTCAGCGCGTCGCACACGTCCATCGCGGTCTGCGGCGACTTCACACGCAGCGCCAGCCACGCGCCATCACTGTCCTGCTGCCACCGTGCGCCATCGACTGTCACCTGCTGCATATTACTTCTCCTTCTTCATAGCGGCCTTGATGCACTTGGCACACAGCGTTCTGCCCAGCCTCCCGGTGCTGTACTTGGCAATGTCCGCGCTGTCCCAAATGGTGCCGTCTCGCTTCGTCGTGGCAGTGATAGGCAACCCGCAGTCCTGGCAGTAAATGACCTCCATTGCGCCCTTTTTGACGGGCTTCTGCTCCTGCCGCTTTACCTCGTCCGTGTCCGCATCCTTTGTATCGTCGATGCAGAACAGCCCGTTCAGTGCGTACTTTCTGGCGTAGCTGGATGCCATGCCGGTAATCTGGCTGTCATCCATGCCTTTCTTGTCCTGCGGCTCTCTGGCGTATGCGTTTGCAGAAACGCTGTCACCGCTCTCTGTGTCTATGAGCGTTGCAGTTGCTACAACGTAAAATCTGCCGGATACTTCCTGCACCGCATCATTCAGCAGCAGCGTGGCGTTGTTCTTGATGCACAAAGGCGTTACCGCCTCCAGAATATCCTCGCAGCTCCGATAGTTATACTTCGCAAAGCTGTTGTACTGCCCCTTCGGTGCTTTCAGCTCCTGCTGGATCATCATCAGCTTCCCGTAAACATGTGCGCCCATCACTTCACCCCCATGTTCATCCGCTCGGCGATCTCCGCGCCCTCTACCGCAACACCGGCTTTCAGCAGCGGGGCAATGTCGCTCTTGGACACCGTAGGCGCGGCATACGTCACCTTGCCGTCATAGCCGTTGTCCATGCACCACCGCACCAGCTCCTCCATGTTGGTGATCTCCACCGCCGTACTCTTGCGGTAGGTAACAGAACACTTTGCCGTCTGGAAAGAGTGCCCGTCCAGCGCCCGGTCAACGTAGTCCCGCAGCCGGTCACGCTTGCGCTCCATCGTGCGGCGGCGCTCCGCCAGCTCCTTTTCCTCGTCCCGGATGGCCTTTGCCTCCGCGTCCAGGCTCTTGGACCAGCACACCATGTTCTCGATCTTGTGCTCCCTGTCCATCTGCAGCTGCTCAAAAGCATCGTAGTCCAGCAGCTCCCCGGTCTCCGGGTCGATCAGCGCCTCCAGCGCCTGGTCAATGTGGTATAAACTCAAGCTCATTTCTTTTCCTCCCATGCGTCCACCGTTCGTATGCAACCATCGCATCCCACGGTCTCGCCGTAAATATTCTTGTACAAGGTATCTGTTTCCTCGCCGCATACCGGGTAGCGCGGCATCTTGTAATCTTTCGGTTCTGCCGGCCTTTCCGGCTCCCAGTATTCCATTACGCTTCTCACTCAAGCCTCCCAGCCGCTTTCAGCACGTCCCTCATGGGTTTCCGCGCCTTGAGAATAGACATCGCCCGCGCCGTTTCCCGCCTGTATTGCCGCCACAGGTCGCTCAGCTCGTCGCTCTGGTAATATCCGTCCCCGTCGTTGCAGATCATCAAGCCCTGCTTCTTTGCCTCGGCCACGGCCTTTCGCATCTTCCGGTCGGTAGTGTGCAGCGCCGCCGCCAGATCCTCACGGCTGATGGCGTTCCTGCGCCCCTTGGGGATCAGACCGGCGATCCTCTCCGTCTCCGCCGTCCGCATGGGCATCTCCGCTTTCTCGTCTTCGCCGAACAGATACGCCCTGCTGGCCCGCAGCGCCGCCTCAAGCGCCTCCGTGACTTCCTCCGTGGGCAGGCACACGCCGTTTTCAAACCGGCTTACCATGCTCATGTCCATCCGTGGGTCTGCCAGCTTCAGAATGCCGCTGACCGCCTCCTGCGTCAGCCCCAGCTCCAACCGCCGTTCCTTCAATCGGTTCATTACTGCACCTCCACCCATTCCCCGTTCTTAACGGTGTACCACACGCCGGGTTTCAGCGTTTCACCATCCACAATGCCAGCAAGGATGGCGGCAATCTCTCCATTATCCCTACGCTCTACGCAGACAATGGCGTTGCCGATATCACCCATAACGCGGCCAAAAAAGCCGGTTGTCATAGCCACGCAGTATTTGCCGGTGGCGGATGCTGCGCTACTCCAGCCGGTGGCAGATGCTGCGCCCCTATCGCCGGTGGCAGATGCTGCGCCCCTATCGCCGGTGGCAGATGCTGCGCCCCTCCAGCCCGTGGCGGATGCTGCGCCCCTCTCGCCGGTGGCGGATGCTGCGCCCCTCAAGCCGGTGGCGGATGCTGCGCTACTCCAGCCGGTGGCAGATGCTGCGCCACTCTCGCCGGTGGCGGATGCTGCGCCACTCTCGCCGGTGGCGGATGCTGCGCCCCTATCGCCGGTGGCAGATGCTGCGCCCCTCCAGCCCGTGGCGGATGCTGCGCCCCTCTCGCCGGTGGCAGATGCTGCGCCCCTATCGCCGGTGGCAGATGCTGCGCCCCTATCGCCGGTGGCAGATGCTGCGCT